TTTGTTGAGGATATTGGGAATAAGCTCAGAGGCTTAGCTACCAAAATGACGACCATTTGGGGGAGCATAAAGGCCAGCGCGCATCAGAAATGGAATGCTATATGGTCTACCGTTAGTGGTTTTGTTGAAAGAATCAAGAATGCTATTGTTGATAAATTCACATCCGCTAAAAACACTGTAGTCGGTGTATTTAACGGAATGGGAGACGCTATCAGGTCTGTTCTGAACAACATCATAAGTGTTGTAAACGGGGCTATCAGTAAAGTGAATGGAGTTGTTAGTGCGATTGAATCAGCGTTCTCTTTCGGCCCATGGAAAGTACCGACCCCATTCGGCTCAAAGACTATCGGATTCAGAGCTACTTTCCCAAGAGTGCCGACGGTCCCGTATTTAGCCAAGGGTGCAGTTATTCCACCAAGAAGTGAGTTCCTTGCAGTTCTGGGCGATCAGAAACAGGGTAACAACATCGAGACGCCGGAAGCTCTGCTTAGAAAGATCGTCCGAGAAGAAACAGCAGGAAGACAGACAGGTGGTGGAAGTTACCGATTTACAGCTCAGATCAACCGCAGGACACTGTTTGACGAGATGATGAAAGAAGCACAGATGAGACGAGATACAAGCGGTAGAAACCCGTTCGAGATGGCATAGAAAGGAGGGCGTTATGGAAAAGTATAAAATCAACGGAACAATAATTTGGCAACCGGATAAAGACCTTGCGCTCTCCTTTGCCACGACTTACACAGAATCCAGCCAGAGAACACAATACGGTGTAGGCTACTTTACACCGATGTTTACCGTAGAGCAGTATACATATAAGGGTAGCGACCTCCCAATGGAGGAATCAACCAAAATTTTGCAGATGGTAGCGAAAGGATATAAATTTACGCTACATTATTTTTCGCCGTATTACGGAGTTTGGAGAGACGCTCCGTTCTACGTAGGTCAGACACAAAACATAGCTATCGGGGAACTGTCGGACGATAGAAAGATTATGTCATCATTAGAGTTTAACATGACGGGGGTGAATCCACTGTGATTAACGCAAGTAACGCATTTAAAAAAAAGCTTGAAGCTGGTGAGCCGGTCAGAATGGTAGTGGATATCACCTTTCCTGACGGGACGAAAAAGACCATTGACAAAGATGTCATGAACGGCGACAACGGGTTTTCCGACTGCGCAGATAGCAGTAGCTTTCCGATCGGCGCTACTGTCTGTAAAACACTGACACTGAGTATTAATAACGATCAAGAACAGTGGAAGAACTACAACTTTTACGGAGCCAAGATTCATGCTTATCTGAAGCTTCAGACGTCGTATGCGGCGCCGGAATCTGTAAGTGTGTTGCTGGATGAAAGTTATAACCCGATTCTGGACAGTACCGGAGACTCTATTATTGCAACACAGGCAGCCACAAAAGATATCATCGAAACTATTGACAAGGGAATCTATACAGTCACTACGCCAGAGCAGTATTCAGATATCATCAATGTTACGGCACTGGATGATATGTATAAGGCAAATAAGACATATACCAGCGGATTGAAACTTCCGCAGTCGCTCATTAACCTTGTCAGAGATGCCTGTAAGACTGTCGGCATAGGTATGAATCTGACCATGGACCATGGCGATATTATAATAAGAAGCATTCCAGACAGCATGACATTTCGCCAGCTGTTCGGATATGCGGCTATGGTTGAGTCTGCGAACGCGCGAATTGATTATTTCGGGAATCTCCAGTTTGTGAAATGGGATTTTGAAAAAGCAGATGTTCCGGAATTGAAGAACTATGGAAACCCACCTGCGCTTTCCAGTGATGATATAGTCATAACTGGAATCAAGGTAACGAACGGGCAGTCAAACGACGATACTGAGACTGATTATTCCGGCATGTATGGAGAGGAAGGCTACGTCCTTGAGCTTGAGAACGAGCTGATTGACACTGACCAGCTTCAGACAGTAGCGAATATCATCGGTGAACAGATCGTAGGAGCACGATTCCGGAATCTTGAGGGCGATCTGGTATACGACCCGCTCGTCGAGTTTGGCGACATGGTGTACACTTACGACCGATTAGGGAATAAGTATCTTACTCCCCTGACAGACGTTTCCGGAAATGTAGGCGGTCTGACTACAGTTAAGACACAGGCCGATGATCCGATCAGGGGCAGCAGTGACTTTTACGGGAATAGCACAAAAGCTATAGTTGCGGCACGTCAGATGGTGCAAAAAGAAACATCCGCAAGAGAAGAGGCTATACGGAGATTAGCTGAAACACTCAATTCCTCGAGCGGTCTGTATATGACACAAGAGCTGCAGCAGGACGGTAGTATCATATACTATATGCACAACAAAGCAACCATGGCAGAATCCAACATAATCTGGAAGCTGACAGCAGAAGCATTTGCCGTGTCGATTGATGGTGGAAAGACGTATCCTTACGGTTTTGCAGTGACCGGTGAATTAATAACCAGACTGCTCTATGCAGAGGGCATTAATGCTGACTATATCAATGCAGGAACGCTCATCGTAAGAGACAAAAGTGGAAATGCAATATTTGAAGCAGACATGGATACCGGATCAGTTGCCCTTGACGGAAGTTATGTGACGATCGGCGGTAAACCACTTGATGAAAAGATTGAAGATGTTGAGAACATGGCAGCTCTGGCTAGAAACATGACCATGCAGCTTGATAACGACTATCAGGGCATCCCGGTTGATAGTGACGGCAACTATACGGAGTTCCCAGAGTGCACCACAACAGCGACCGTCATGTACGGCACACAGGATATCACGAATAACTGTACATACACGATTACGACATCACAGAACATACAGGGACATTGGAATAAGGAGAATAAGACGTACACCGTCACCGGCTTGACCGCAGACAGCGGATGGGTGAACATCAAAGCCGCATATCTGAATAACCTTGTCGTATCGAAACAGTTTTCGCTTGCGAAACAGTACGCCGGCAAAGACGGAGCGAACGGCATCCCGGGAAAAGACGGTAAAGACGGAAAGACACAGTACACACACCTTGCTTATGCGAACAGCGCAGATGGTCAGACAGACTTTTCTGTGAGTGATGGGAACCGTGAATATATTGGAATGTACGTGGATTTTGTAGAAGCTGACAGCACTGACCCGACAAAGTACACGTGGTCACTGATTAGGGGAGCAAACGGAGCGCAGGGCGTGCCGGGAACACCGGGAGCGAACGGAAAAACACCATACTTCCACATCGCTTATGCGAACAGTGCTGATGGTAGAACAGGTTTCTCCGTGGACGATAGCGTCAATAAGCTGTATATCGGGCAGTATACCGATTACACGCCGGATGATAGCACCGACCCAGCAAGATATAGTTGGACGAAAATTAAGGGTGAACAGGGAACTGCCGGAAGGACTTACTTCTTTCAGAGTAATGCAGATGTTTTGCTGATGGGGGCTGACAAGAAAATAACACCGGCACCGCTCATTGTAGATTCATTCTACAGGGACGGAAACGGCGAAGTTGCGCAGTTACAAAAAGGATGGTGGAAACTAGAAAAATCCACCGACAACGGCGCTACATGGTCAGCGCTCACGGTATCGCAGACTGCGGCACTTGACCGGTTGAGTATTAACGTCAATAACCTGTCGCTCAAGGCTCACAATATGCTCAAGGTTTCGCTGTATTTTGACCAGGCAAAAACGAAGCTTGCGGACTATCAGACGTTTTCCGTGGCGGTTGATGTGGCATCACTGACACAGGAACAGATAGTTGATATCCTATCAGACGGCGGAAAGTTCAAGGGTCTGTATTATGGCAAGGATGAGAGTGGAAACACGACACTGTATATATCTTTCAATGCCATGAAAGGTGGTGTTATCAGTCTTGGCGGCGTAAATAACGGAAACGGTCAGCTGAAGATTTACGATGCTGACGGAAATCAGATATCGAGATTAGGATATACCGGATATGTCGTACTTAACAAGAACACCGGAAACCCGATGGTATCTCTTAACACTGCCGGATTGCGATTGTATACGGACTACACAGATGCAGACAACTACAATGCGCTGATGCTTGGAAAATACGGATTGTACGCACAGAAAGTCCAAAACAAAGTGCTTGAACTTTGGATGGAAGGTGATACGAGCAAAAAATGGGAAGGTTATATCATCCGCTATCTGAACAATAAAGTCCGAATAAATACGAACTCACTTTTTACGGACGGATGCGAACTTGGAGCAAATTTTTCGACAGATGGAAGTGCAACTATTGGCAAAAGCTTGAGCGTAGGCGGAAACGCAACTGTCGATGGAACCCTTATGTTTTACGACTTGGAGAATCAGGCAAAAACATCCGGCAAAGTCAAAAGACAGCCGGTAGCGTCCGTAAGCGCAGATGATTCGCAAGTGGCCTATCTTTTTTCAGGAACGGGTAGTAAACATGGAGCCACGGCAACATACAGACGTTTAGGAATCCGTGCTAAATGGGGTGGATCTGGATTTAGCACAGACTATCTATATACAACCTCACAAGTTTCCGACATCCGCCTGAAGGAGAACATCGAAGCCAGTGAAACAGACGCTCTCGAAACGGTTAACCGCATGAAAGTCCGTCAGTTCGACTGGAAAGAGCGGATGGGCGGATGGCATCAGAACATCGGCTTCGTGGCGGATGAACTGGAAGAAATCGACCCGAACTTGGCACTGGGCGGCGGATATGACGAAAACGGTGAGATGGACATTAAACAGATTAACAGTCCGTATCTTCTCAACTACGCCATTAAAGCTATACAGGAACTCAGTGCAAAGGTTGACGAGCAAGAGAAACGTATTAAGGAATTAGAAAGGAGATTACAGTAATGGGTAAATTTAATGAGTACACACAGAAAACGACACCGGCGGACAACGACACGATGATGATTTACGATGCGGCGGCGAAAGCAAACAAGCTTTCACCGTTCAGCGGAATCTGGAACTGGATTGTCGGGAAACTGACCAATGCGGTCATCAGTAACTTGCAGACGAGAAATCGGACGGTGGTCGGAGCGCTCA